TTGCGTGTCTTGGGGTTGACCACTGCATCATAGATGGTAGCCGGGAATATGGTTTGTCCACCCTTGGTCAGTTTATGCATTTTTACCATAATATCTCCTGTTATTAGCCTAAGTTCCGGGGGAACTTAAGCTATCATTATTTTATGTAACTATTTATTTAACTATTAAATCATTCTTCCTCTTCCGGTGGCAGAGGAGGTACAAAACCACTCAGTACATCATCATACTCCCTCTCTGACAGAGGGACGCTCTGCACCGCATTGTATGCGGCATAATCCGGATAGGAAATGATCTCCGCCGTGCTCTCATCCGTCTTTCCGGCAACGAGGATAACACCTGTATTCTCCACCGATACAAGATTGCAGATGCCATCGGCAAAATCAGCATCGGAAAGATAGTATTCGCGTTTGACCGACAGAGCACCGGGACGTAGTCCATGCCTGCCAAAAATGACCAGCAGACCACCATCATCAAGCCTGCGGCAGTTCTTGTACCCGTGCCCGTCAAACTCCGCAACAACACACCCCGACAGGACTGTGCGGTAAGTAAACCGGAAGGGAGTATTTATATCTCCATTCAGGCTCTTCTCTATGATTTTAAAATCGGACTGATAATTAATTCTTATCATAACTCTTATAATATTGATGTTACATCGTCTATCTCCTCGGCTGTCAGGTATCCGTTCAAGTCAACACTTCCGCCACCTCCTGTCGTGCCTGTAGGACTCCATTTCCCCTTTATCTTGCATTCATATATAGGGCCCGGTATGGTATCCCCCACAATAGCCCAGTCACCCACAACAGGAGATGGAACAGCCTCTTCCAGCAATTTAAGAGTAGAAAATAATCCCTTGTTGCGGATACCGTTCTGCTTGACCTTTTCTAGTTCGGTAGAAGTCTTACTAAAGTTGTTGTTAAGACGGTCTGCCGCCTCACTCCAAGTACCTGTCTTGTTAATACTATTCAGTTCCATATCACTTCTTTACTTTTAAAGTCCCGTTTGTCACGACTCCTTCTACTGTCTCATATTCCACATATACCTGACCTGACGAAACATCATCTTTCCCCGGCCAATTACTGCAATCAATATTGGCCACATGCTTATACACACCCACTCCATTATATACCGGTTTCATTCCGACTAACAGCGTTTCGCCTTTAGAACCATAAAAGGATACGTTATTGGGATTAAGAATGATATCCGTATTTTCTACATAATTCTGTATTCTGATACGTTCCGGATATACAGTCGTTTCTAGTATCAATTGGTCCCCTGCATATTTCCGCAAAATCAAATCACCATATTCCCATCCGTCCGATGATGTGTCGAACCTTAATATCAAGGTGGTATGTCCTTCAGTCGTGTACATTTCAAGAGTATTTTTATCCGGATCAATGACAATGCGTTTCCCGTCAACAGATGTTTCTACTTTTCCGCGGAAAAATCCGCCCAAGGCTTCAACCACACCTCTGAACTTACCACCCAAGGCATAAATATAGCCACGCAAGAACGTATCGCCACCATGAGTGGCAACGAAGTTCGCCATATTCGCCCATTCTTCATCCGTAGGCCGGTAATCAGGATCATTACGAAACCTCATCACGGTCAATATAGCCTGTTGTAACGTGCCACCTGCCCAAAATGCCACATCATCATCGTCATTGTATATGCCGCTAACTCCGGCGGTGACCTTCTGCATCTTGCCATCCTTGTAGTTGCCTAACTGGATCATATTGGCCAATATCAAACCGCCAAGGATGTCCACAGAACCATCCTTAATCGCGCTGGCGATATAATTGATTGACTGGAAACCGGCTGTTGCCTTGTCATTGTCAAGAATTGAAGGCTTCCAGTCAGTAGCGATGGTTCCACGCTCTAACTGAAGGTCACAAACGGTTGCGGTACCACTGATAAGAAATATACCACTGCCATTGAAGGTGATCTTATGGGTATATCTCTGATAAGAGGATGTGAGAGGTTGAGAAACACTGAAAGAACCGCACGAAACAGACACAGACGTACCCTTTGCTTTATAACTGATAACATAACTTTCTCCTTTAATCAATGATACGGACTGGGACAAACTACCGATTGCGGCAGAGTACCCGGAGCCGGCATCACTGTCCGCAGATACGGTAGCCACTCCCGTCCAATATTCCAGTTGCTTGCTAAAAAGTTCGGTATCCGCCGATAGCTCGGTAGCGGCAGACAGGTCCTCTGTTTCATAATCTCCCGTAAATCCAGAATTGCGCAACAGATTGACACTACCAACGGCGGCATTGTCTATCGCATCCTTAGCCTCTTGGGCCAGATCAGCCGCCGCCTGTATCTCATCCGGAAGACCTTCCATATTACGCCATCCGGTGGAACCCTGCTCGATATGGAACATACCCTTGATATCAACACCGCCTTTTTGTGTATAACGGATGTAAGTGCTCTCATCCTTGGCACCGATATAGGCATCACCATACACATTGATATAGGCGTGTCCGGTGGACTTGTCAAAGCCCAGCCCGATGACTTCTTTCCCGGCAAGAGAGAAAGAGTTGATACCTTGATAGAAAATAATGGAAGGCGAAGTTTCATTAACAGAAGAAAGGATTATAGCTGCCTGACGAGTGATATCCGTCAAGTGTCCCAAACCAATAATATCATCACCGGCAACCGGAATATCACTGTCCTTGTCGGCATTGGTTTTGCTCAAGTCAATATAGTCAGCTCCTACTCCTGTCACCTCGCGCCAGTAGTAGCGGTTGGATACATTGTGAGATGTTCCTTCTTTAATATTAAATTCTTGAGATAAAGCGAATGTACCGACTGTAAATTCGTTATTGATTGTAATACCATCGACTTCCGACAAAAAAAAGCAGCGATAGCTCTCATCAAGTTCCTCCACACGGACACACTTCATTCCGGCCGGAGATATGATCTGCTCACCACCAACATGCGTTTTCTTTTTCACTTCAAGTTCATCAAAGACAGCCTTAATCTTCACATAAAGCCGGTCAACAACGGCTTGAGAGGTACCATCTTCCAGTACAGTAATTCCACTACCATTCTTACCAACCAAAAAACCTTTCAGGAACGTGATCAGCTCATTAGCGATATCTTCTTTATCTTTACAAAGAAAAGTTTTCAACGAGCGTAATGCGGAATACACGTTATGGTCTGTCGCCGGGGTTGAGTCGTGGCTTCCAATCACATACACGCCGCTGCCACCACCGCCCGTATAGGTCTGTCCTTTCAGGGTAAGGCTCTCAACCTTCTCCTCCAGCTCGCCGATACGAGAATAAGAGGCGGTTTCCCCAACAGTATAGACAGGTGAGTCAAAGGGATAGTCAAGATTGAATTCAAATCCGATAATCCTTGACTTCCTTCCGTTCTCGAAATAGGCTTTGTTGATAAGGTTGACCTTTTGACCAATGCTGTAGAGGTTATGAATGCCGTCCTCGCGGTATGCGTCACCGGACATCATCGTGCAGTCGTAAGTACTCGGGTCAACCTTTGATTTGGAAGCGTATTTTTCCGTCTTGACCTTCAGTTCCTGTTCTGCAGCACCCACAAGCCCCAGTTCGGTTATTTTCGTGCTGTCCCAGCCGGATAGTACATATTCATCTCCATCCTGGGGAAAGAGCACATCGCCGGGAAGCGGTCTGCCGTAGTCCTCATTCCTGACTATCTCCCATAACTGTGCATCGGGATTCCAGCCGCCGTCCTCCAGCTTCTCCGGCTTTCCCTCAGGATTGAACTTCACGGCGAACTCCAGACCGTTGAGAAGCCCGGACGCGAAACGTATCCTCAGCTCCTGACCGGGGAGGATATATTTCTCGGAAAAGTTAACACCTGTATCCCTGAAACGGTAGGCATTCCATTTTTCCTCAGTGGTTGTGCCGTCCTCATTCTCCACCTTGTCCGTCACCTCGATGGTAGTAACATCCGACATGGTGCCCGTTCTTCGGGGATAGACTTCATCGAAGATAACCACCTGTTCAATGGCTTCCTCGGTGGTCATATTGGGATAAGCGTCTATGTACGGGGTTCCTTCGGGTAACATCAGCCTGCGCTGCACCACACCGTTCACAACCACGGTCTCATCAACCGGACGGTAGTTAAAAGGGATGTTCTTTGTCGAGCCGAAAGCATAGATTCTTGTCGCATAGGTGGACCGGGATTCAGATCGTGGCATTTCCTGCACGTTTTTCCCGATCTCAAAGTCCACCGCGTCGCCAAACTCACAACGCCCGAAATGGATTATATTCTCGGTTATCCAGCACTCGCAATCCCATTTTTTCGCCATGGAGAAACAGGCATCCAAAATGTTGATGTTCTCATAAGACATCAGTTGTGATTTGTTCTCTACCGTACTGTCAATGGAGAAAACAAAATCCTGTCCTTTGTATGTGTAACCAAGAGCCTTTAAATTTCTCAGGACTATACCGGCTTGTACGTCAAGCGGGGCAGTCAGGTTCCAGGACGCCTCCTGTCCGGCCGTCTCCGGGGTATATTTGAAGATTTTGTTTTTCCATTTCCAATAATAGGCATCAAGCTGAAACTCATAGTCGTAGCCGGCGGTATTGGTGTTGAATGCGGGCTTCTGCAAATCGCACACTTCGAACAGTCCGAAGTCACACTCCATGTATGAGCCAAGTTTGAAATATATGGGATTATCCAAGGAGAACTTTAATGTGATGTAGTCCTCCTTCATCAGAGTGAACTTACGCTTACAGCCTTCATTAATCAGAGTTGTAAGCAGGATAGCACCGGATATGTCTTTGATGTCGATTTGTTTCATGTCTTCAAAGTTCGGAGATAAAAAAAAGAGTGCCCAATTTTGAGCACTCACATACACGACAATAAAACCAATGTCGTGAATTAAGTTCTGTTGGCCGGATTCGGCTCATTGAACTTGGCTGAAATTTTTCCGAAAGTTCGGTCTAAACTCTGTGCGTAAGTGATACTTTTACCGAGATAAACCAGATGATAAATCTCGCTACTATTAGCCGAGACTTGAATATCAACCTTGCCCTTATAAAGTTCATCGAAGAAAGCTTTTTTCTTTGCTTGATAATCAGATTGGGAATTTCCTTCAATTGTAAAAGAAAGTGTTATTTCCCTCTCATCGACTTTCGGATTATTGATTATTACCCGCTTCCCATGTTCAAGTCTGCTTTTGTTCTCAATAAAATCCTTCATGGGAGCGGATGCCCCAATAGCATCAAGAAACCCCTCTCCCATTCTCACACCCCATGTTGTATAAGCGTTTTCGCCATTAATTAATAATTCATCCATAGACTATAATTTTGCTGTATTCTTTTTAACTTCTGCTATATCTCTTTGCATCTGTTGAATAGGTTTGACGATTGCCCCTGTATTTTCTGAAATCTGTACCAATTCAAGATAGGATTGCGCTATCAAATCCCGCGTATCATCAGCAATATTTCTTGTTTCCGTATCTATGGAAAGTAGAGCATCTGCTTTTACTGTTAGTAGATTAAGTGATTGAGATTGAATAATATTCTGATTCTTTATTTCTTCTCCTGCAATCTGCAATGCTGTAAACCTACCGTTCAACTCTTCGCCAGTATCTTGACTCATTTCCTGAAAACCTTTGGATGAAGCTGACTGGGATGTTGATTCTTGCGAAATCTTATCATATCCGGTTGCTGCGGCAAGTTCGTCACGGAGCTTCATGGCTTCGTCCACATAACCCATGTATTCATCCATCAGCTCCTTACGCTCATTATTGTCAAGCGTACCATCATCCTTCATGGCTTCACCGAATTTATCATACCATGCCCTCAGTTTGTCACTAAACCGTTCACCGATGGCATTTGACAGCATCGCTTGCATGAAATATTTGGATATGTCATCAGCAAAATCCTCCGCACTCTTCTCCATATCCATCAGACTGCTTACAAAACTGTCATACATGGAATCGAATGACATTCCGATCAAGCCCTCATAAAGACTGTCGGTCAGTTCTTCCAGTTTTCCTGCCTGCTCTATATAATCATCCAGCTTGTCGGTAACACGCTCACCGTAACCTCCCTTACCGGAAGATTCCATGATATCCCATAACCATACGTCCGACCGTAGAGCCTTCATCTGTTCGGGGGTCAGATTCCACAAGGAATCAGTGCCGGAGAAATCCTGCATACCGGTAGCTTTTCTTGCGTGTTCCAGCATTTCATCCGTCCATTTCAGATAATGCTGCCAACTGCCGTGGCTCTTATGATATCCGGCTTGCTCCTTTGCTATTTGCAGATAGTTTTTATTGACTTCCTCCTGATATTTTACAGCTTCCTTGTAAGATTCAACCGATTTCATTCCCCTGCTTGCCTTCATCTCGTCAGTCAGCTCCTCGATGGCCGTTTGCAAAGTTTCATTCCTGTTCGTCAGCCTGTCTATCGTTTCCTGTACTTCCTTGGCGTTTCCACCTATTCCAAACAGGGAGTTGAAGCCTCCGAATGAGATCGCGTTCAGGATGTTTCCTATGCCGTCCCTCAATGACCTGCCGATTGTGACAAACAAATCCCCTGACAAGACATCACCGATAATTCCACTGACCGCGTTCAGAACAGCATCAAGCAGACCACCGACAAGATCACTCAATCCGTCTTTGAGTACGTCAATGATGGACAGAATCCATCCGACAATGGGGACCTCCTTAAGAGATTCTGACGTTTTTCCTATGACATCCTTGAATCCGTTCACGGTTTTGATAATTCCGCTATACGCGTTATATAATCCACCGGATGAAATCTGCTGCAAGCCTCCCAACAAATTTTCCATGCTTGCTTTCAGTCTGGTGGCGGTATCAGTCACATTACGCTGGGCCTGATTGGCGATATCTGTCTGTGTCTTTACGTTGGCGGACGCAATGTCTGCATTCTGCTGCGCTGTTTCAAGAGCGTTTGCAGCGGCTTGTTTCTCGCTTTCTGTTCCGTCCTTTTGTGCCTTGGCGTAGTCCTCTTGCGCCTTTTGAAGTTTCTCTAAGGCGTCCGTTTCGGTTTCTACGGCATAGATGCGGTTTTGCTCAGCTGTCTGATAGGCTTTTACATCCTCTCCAAGTTTCTTGAAGTTGACTCCACTTGTACCACCCAAAGACTTTTCCATCTGGCTGATGGCGTCAATCAATGATTTCTGGCTTGCCTGATCGGAGTTCTTGAACTTGTCAGTCCGTACATATTTTTTTGCTTCGTCCAAGGCAGGCTTTACCATGTCGGAAAACATGGAACCAAACTCACCGAACACAGTAACCCAATCTATATTGGCTTTTATGGCTTCTGTTTCCTTGTTCTGTATGGCAACATCACGTTGTTTCTCCAGTAACTTTACTTGTGCACTATTAACACCGTTTTCTTCCTGTGCTTTCCTTATTTTTTCCGCATACTCTTGGGCGATAGCCAATTTCTGCTGCTGGAACGTGCCATATTCTTTCAAGTAGTCGTTCAAAGCCTGTTGTTCGGCTTTCAGCTGTCCTTCAGTTACATCGGAAATATCTTTATCTCTCATACTTTCGGCATTGGTATAAGCTTCTGAAATTTTCTGTGCCTGCTTGTCGGTCAGTTTACCGTTACCGGCTTTGCTCCATTCTTCCTCCTGTTTTCTTATCGTATCAATCCGTTTCTGATAATCAAGGTCAATCTGTTTCAACTTCTTTTCCGTGCCTTCTCTCATCAGGTTGATTTCATCCTGTTGGTTCTGACGGTGAAGTGAAAGAAGTTGTTCGTCCAGCTTTTCCTGATTTTCCTTTTGCTTTTCAGCAGCTTTTTCCTGCTTAGTCAAAGAACTACCAGTAATACCGCCCAAATTTTTATAGGCTTTTTCAGTTGTTTCTACTCGTTTCTTAGCTTCTTCATACAGCTTTGAAGTAAACTTGGATTTATTCTTTTCTATTTCAGAAAGTTTCTTCTTAGCATCATCCCAGTCTTTCTTCGCTTTCTCATAATCCTGCTTGTAGGTGGTTTTATTCTTCTCTGAATCAATTCGGGTTTGCTTGACTGATTTTGCTGTATCTATAAGTGTTTTTATGTCTTTCACATTATAGATTGCTTCATCAGACAAAGTACCCTTAATATCAATAGGCAAACGAAGTTTCACAGTTCCATTTTCCCCCTTTCCTCTGATACGCTTCTCCAACTCAGAGATGTAGCGGTCAAACTCACTAATATCAACATCTTTAAGATTGGAAATGAACTGTTCAGAGATACCTTTCCCTTTTTCTTGCAGCATGACATCTCGTTCTGCACGTAGTTCTTTTAATTTCTTTACATAGCCATCAACACCTTGTTGCCCGGATAACGACTTTAAAAGATTCTCGTAATACTTAATTTCTGATTCAATATCTGAAAACTCTTTAGCACGTTTTTCTCCTGCACGCTTTGCCTCTTCTTCTGCTATTTGCTGCTTTAGCTTAAGAATGTCAGCCAATTTGATTGTTTCAATATCATACTGGGCAAATATCTTTGGGTATTCTTTGCGTAATTCTGCCAAACTTTGCCCACGCTGCAAATCAGCCAAAGCAATATCACGAGAGCTTTGGATAAGACTCTCTATTTTTTGTCTACGTTCTTGCTCTTGTTTTGCCGCCTCCTCTTGTTTCTTGTTGAAACGTTCTTGTGCCTTTTCAGCAATGGATGTATTGTCTGCTAACGTCCACATAGCTATACCTAAAGAAACAACAGCAGCACCAGCCAACACATAAGGGTTCATCATTAAAACTTTGTTATAAGTGGCTTGTGCCAAAGTAGCAGCTTTAGTTGCAGTAATCTTTGCCCATATAGATTTCACTGAACCTTGCTCAACAATAGTATTTATCAGAAGCCCAGCTCTATAAACACCGTAAATTTCCACAAGAGCCAATACACTTTTACCAATAATACCATAGTTCTTTACAATAGTATCGACAGCAGATATACTTCCAGAAATCAAATCCTGATTAGCAAGTCCTATTTCCGCTAAAGCAGTAGTTATCGTATCCTCCAAGTTTGACATTTGCCCCTCAATCGTCTTCGATATTGCTTCCGTAGAACCTTCAACACCTTTCATCGAGCCAAATTGTTCAACAGCCTTCATTACAGATTCAACAGTTCGGTCACATTCTACCGTCATATCACGGAATGAGAGTTTAACCTTATTTCCTTCTGTTTGGACACGAACACCGAACTCTTTCCAACGCTCCGAGTTATTTATATCAAGTATCGCCTCTGTTAGCTGGTCGAAAGGCTTTGCTACTGTATTGGTAAAATCTCCCATTTTCTTCATGGCATCCATCGAAGGAGTAACGCCACGATTGACAAATTTTATAAAGTCATCCGTCAATTCATCAAGTTGAAAATTTGTTTTTGCGGCAAAGCTATTTATATCAGACAGATACGCTTTTGCCTTTTCAGAACTACCATTCAGAGCATTAGTTAATACAGATTCATACTTCTGAAACATTCCAGCAGTTGAAACAACATTTGAAGCAACTTGTTTCAGCATTGCGATTCCGCCAATAGCAGCGAGTGCCTTCTTAAATGAAACTCCTACACCCTCGTTAACAGTAATAACAGCCTTACTTTCATCCTTAAACAAAGCGTATTCATCCTTTAGAGCTTTGGTAGATAATCTCGCAAGAGCCTGTTGTGATTGTAATTCACCAAGAGCATACTTTTGTTCTCCTAATGCTGCTTTTGCACGATTTAATTCATCCGATAAAGAATGTCTTTTAGGGTCATACTTTCCTAATTTATTATATTGCTCTGCAAGCATTGAAACATCGTTCTGCGTCTCACGTATGATATTTTTTTGTTTAATGATTTCCTCGGATAGAGAATTAACAGCTTTTTCACCATCATAAATACCCTTTTTGAAATCATTTTCCATTGTTGCTCCAGCTCTAGCAGCTTCAGAAATTAGATTATCCATCTCCTTTGTATTTTTCACCAACTGTGTATTTAAAGTATTAAAAGCAGCAGGTGTCTGAGTTGAGTCCATGTTCTTTAACTCGTTCTTTAGTTTTGCGATTTCTTCACGGAGTTTGATAACTTTATCAAAATCAGCCCCGATACGAAAGTAGAGCTTAGCCATTTTTTTATATTTTTAAATTATCTATTATTCAAAATTACGTTATACCCAAACCTTATTAGAATTTTCTATCATCAAATTCGTGACAATAGACGAAAGATTTCTTATTTCTTATTTTACGTGATAAATTTACCACAGATACAAGCTTCCATAGACGTTTTTTATCAACGAAAAACACACAATCAGCTGATTGTGATAAAATAATTTGCAAGGTAGAAATTCATAGTCTATTTTTCTATTTATAAGATTACAAAAGCACGACATTTGAAAGATTGTCGTGAAATAATTGGGTGTGATTAAATTTCTTGGTAGTTTTGCAAGAAAATAAGTAAAAGCATGAATAAAATAATATTTCTAATACTATGCATTGCACTGCTATGTGGATGCTCTACAAATCATAATATTGAATCTGCTATAAAAGATATTTACGGTTCAAAAGTGCCACCCAAAGAAGAGGATGGTGCTTATATTTATATCTTAGACTATCTCGAAAAAGAGAACAAACAAGATGCAGATTTTCTAAAATTAAAAGATAAAATTGATAAATACACAAACTCATTATCCGAGAATTTAGGAAACGATGTTTCTTCTAAATCAGATGCTAACACATCTGCAACAAGTAAAGACGATTGTTTAAGTGACTTCTACAAATGGGAGACTCCATCTATCCGTGTTGTACTTATTTCACGTAAATGTTTAGATAACAATGGTAGAGACATAACAATTATAGTAACAAATAAAGGGTGATTTCTCACCTTTTATTTGTTACTATCTATTATTTACTTCAATTTTATTTGCCCATTAGCATATTCTTTTCTCTTGTACAAAGAACTATTATCACTCGTTTCTAATGCGTATCTAATCGCATCTACAACATTTTTCTCACCCAATTCTTTATACCTACTCATCAATGTGGCAGGATCCATATTTAGACGTATAGCCCAATCATGAATAGTTAGTGATAATTCGCCAATAGCTATAAAGGCAGTAGCATTTCTTAAACGGACGTTCTCACTTAGAGCTAACCATCTACAATTTAACGGTTCATAGTTGCCATTAGAATTAATTCGATCTATCGTCAAATCATCTTGATAACCGTTTGTCATAGCCCAATTATAGAAAGTTTGAAAATCATTTCGCCATTCATCACACATTACAACACCTTTCCCACCATAATTTTTATATGCAGGTCTTTTAGGGTTATAACAACGTTCTTTGATTTTAGACCATATATTGAAAATACGAGTATGCGACTGCCCATGAGTTGTGTTAGCCTCTTTTGTCCTATCAATATCAAGGCATCCACAACTTCGAGTTGTACCGCTATTCAAATTACCTTGCCTTACAATCGTTTCATTGCCACAATCACACTTACAACACCATAGGGTAACACGATTACTTGCAAATCCAACATGCTCTATGGCTACCAACCTACCAAATCGCTGTCCCTTCATATCTTTAATTCCACGAAGTAGGCAACCGCAACTTTTGGTTTTACCTTCTCTTAATGTATTTGAACGCACAATGGTGGTATTACCGCAATCACACTGGCAAAGCCATTTATCATGTTTATCTTTATCATCTGGCAACTTTTTCACTTTCTTTATAGTGACAAGTTTTCCGAATCTCATACCGGGTATTATTTTTATTTTCGCTTTCATGCTATTTGTTTTAATTGTAAAGAGATAAGTAGTTCAATAAATTTATCTTCATAATAAAGCGGTTGAGTACTTTTAGGATTATTCGGATTTACTTGATTTTCGCCATAGTTTAAACCATCACCTATTATTGACTTAAATTTCTTCACACCGCCTTTGCTTGATGGACGCGTAAGTTCAACCATGTAGCCTTTTTCTATCATTTTCTGATTAAAAGCTTGCGCACTGATTGTGCATTCATTCTCTTTCAGAAGCTCACCAGCAGATTTCAGAACACCTTTAGATGGTGTATAATCGGGCGTAGGAAGCCCTAAAGGCTCGGCAATAGTCTTCGCTAAAGCAAGTTTACTACTTTCATTCAGATTGAGAAAACCGGTTAGCCAGTCAGCTACTACAATCTTATCTTTTACAGTAGCCTGTTTTAATTGCTTCGCCATTTCAGGGGCTTTGTGAAAGACTTTGCGGTAGACCTCAAAAACAGAGCGAACCTTTTTCACAATAAAGTATTCAAGACATGGCACTGTTAAGCGATATTCATTAACAGGTCTACCACCTTGTGGGTTTTGCGGATTTTGCCGTAAAACCTGATAATCGTCATTCTCAACGAAATCACGCTGCAAGGCATCGACAGCATCTGATTTTCTGCTATACACCAGCATCCAAACTTCATCCAGATTAACTGGATATTTCTCACTTGCTTTCGCTAATCTCAAAATAGCATTGAAACAGGAAAATAATCGCAAGATTATTTGCAAAAATGCTTTTTAATATTGAAATTTAGGGTATTGTTTAACACTTAAATAACACGATTATGAGACTAACTGAATTGAACAAAAGAGTTAAGGAAATTCTTGTTAATTATGGTATCATACTTGCCATTACTATTTTGTTATCACTAATCATTATTGGTATCTTTTTCTTTCCCGATAAAAGTTGGGAATTTTGTTCAGTTTCCATAGCGTTCATTTCTATATTTATTACGATAGTAATACTTTATATGAATAATAAATCCCAAGAGGATAATACGCAAAAGCAAATTAATTCATTTGAGCAGAATGCGATTAAACAAATGGAAACTTTTAAACGGGCAACAGAAAATCAAATAAGTACATTTTCCGTAGAAATTAGCAAAGTAGTTCAAGCTTTAAATAATGTAGCAGAAATGCAAAAGAACACTTCTCAAGAACAAATACAGAACTTAAAAATTGAAACAAAAAATCAAATAAAATCCTTTAGTACAGAAATCGATAAGATAATAGCAGGACTAAAAGAGGTCACCAGAACTCAAAATAAAACGGCAGAAGAGCAAAAAGAGTCTTTCAAAAATGAAATCAATGCTGTTGTTGAATCCTTAAGTTCAGTATGCAATACTCAAAGAGAATCGTCAGAAAATATTGTTAATAATTTTAGGATTGAAATGGAAAAATCAATAGAAATTATGGCTAAAGTCTGTAAATTTCAAATTTTATTATTAGAGGCGACTGAAAAGGAACTCACTAAGATCGAAAAAGTGAATGATAGCCTTCATAAAGTAAAAGTGATAACAGAAAAATCCGGGGAAAACATTACAAAAGAAATAAAAAATAACAGAACATTAACAACGACGATAGTCAATAAGGGGAAAGAAATAGTTAATGAAATTTCCGACGAAGTAACAAGTGGACGTTTGCAAAAAAGTTTTAAAGAATTAGGAACTGACATAAAAGAATTCGGGAAAAAAGCAAAAGACAAAATATCTGATTTTTTTTCATTTTAATTTAACTACACAACATAAGGAACAAAGTAGTAAAAAGCCGGATTTCTCCGGCTTTTACTTTACCCACCATTCAGCCCCATATAAGTCCTACGGGAGACCTGCTTATTCCAACTTGTACCTGTTCTGTTGAAGTTTCCCAAGTACCGACCTTGAATGCGATTCACAAGATTGTTGGGATTGCTTGCATCGCTTCCGTAACGTCTTTCTGCAATTCTATTCGCTTGTCGGGCTATTTCCCAACCGGATTTAGTTTTTCTTTTTCTGACTCAGCTTAAAATTTTAAAAGTTAAACAATATAATTTCGCCATATCTATAATTTTTTCCTACGATTAGCCAATTCCTTACCACTGATTCTATTCACCTTCTGACCACCATATACTGCGTGTAACTTATCCCGTTGCATCATCAACAGATTCCTATAAGGGATAACCTCAAACACTTCTGTATAACTCAAATGAAGCGTGTCAATCAAATGAGCTATCTGCCCGAAGAACGTTGTGTTTCCTACTGTTTCGGTCTTGCTGCCAGCATCGACACGTTCCTCATCGAGCTGACACACTGAAAAGCCGAAATATCCATCATGGAGAAACACACCTCCAAGGCATTCCTAATTTCTTCAAAAGTCCCGTTCTCCAAATTCTCAGCCAGTTCCTCACTGCCACAGATGAAACAAGAAATGCCTTTCAGCATATCTTCGATTACTTCGGGAAGTACCTTGATTGCCTCTACAATATTATCTCCCTCCATACCGACATTGGAGAAATGATGAATGGCACGACAGATAACTTTGATAGTAGGCGGCTTGATGGTATAGACTACTCCACCTATCTCTACATTTTTGAAGTCCATCCCCAGCAGGGCATCGGACACAATTTTAGACGCTTGATTCATATCTTTAAATTAAAAAGGCGGTGAGCAACCACCCACCGCCATCCGAAAACAATCTGTTACCTTAAAACTTACGCTGTCAATGCCTTAATAGCATCTTCCTCATAGTTATATTCAGAAGCTACCCCTGCTATCTTAGGAGTTTGAACCAATCCACGAACAGCAATGGCAATTGCCTTGTCTGTATTCGCTTCACGGGCTACAATCTGGGCATTGGGAAAAATGAACCATACATTATCATCCGTCAGACAGAAAAGAGCCTTATTGATTATCTCTTTTGTCAGAGGACGTTTCCAACCTACCGCGACTTTGCTTCCTTCTTCCCCTGTTTCAACTATGGAACCGCCCATGAGAGCCGCTTTAGTTTTCCAATCGTACTGACCAATAGAGAAAGCCGGAGTAATATCGCCGGGAGTTGTGTCATAACGGTAGTTCTGACCATTCAATTGATTTTTATACCCCGTGACAGACGCTTCTGTTTCTTCAATCTGCCACGTTTCCCCGTGCACGTTTGAGACTTCATCTTTAGCGGTAATAGCCGCCTGGATTAGAGTCTTTGCGATTTCGGGGGTAATGTCTGCCGTAATCTTAGAGATGTCGGCAAACAAAATTCTCTTAATTCCTACTGCTGAAATCATAATCTTATAGTTTTACATTTAATACCTCGAACAATATTCTTATATTCACATAGTGACACTTCAAAGCCGTGTCCGCTTCCGTACCGATTGATTCGATAGAATAACGATAGCGAGTACCGTCATAGGCGCTTACCACATCATCAAAATGCTTCATAGCTTCCCGTTCAAGCTCATTCAGCCGGATGGAGTTGGCTTCATTTTCGCTCAAATCGGGTACACAAAGATTCACTTCCGCGAAAGACTTTTTCCAATACTTTCCCGGCTGTTGTTTCTTCGTGTGGATGACAATCCTTTCAGACTTCAATTCTCCCATCAGGATTTCCCCTGCTGGTACTATATCTATCCTGAAAGCCTTACAATCCCGATAGAGAATGTTTCCTATGTCGGTAGTTACTATCATTGTATAATCTCCCAATCTTCGGCAAATACATCACTGATAGACGGCACCCATGAATCGGCACGTCCGGTATTCTCGTTGTAGATAAGACACTGGCTTGTGTAATCAATGAATCCTTTACTTTTCAGAATAAGGTCTTTTGCTGATTGAGGGAGCGATTGCATCTTAGGAATAATGTCACTTTCGATATGGGCTGGTACTTGCTTGAATACCATCAGACCTTTGCCGTTCCAGCCAGTTCTACGGATTGTACCACCTTGTTTCAACACTTCGATAGCGTCACCGAAATCCATTGCGGATGATGAATCATCAGCTTTATCATATGTTTTCTCAAAGATGTCTGGCTTACAAGAATAGAACTCGCCGTTTACACCTTTAATGATGTAATCGCCATAACTTGCAAGCATCTTACCTTCAAGAGTTTCAATGTACACACCAAGATAAGGTTCATTGGTGTTACCATGCTCATCTATGCCAAAATCGGGATTATGCTTCGGCACGGGAGTTCCACCCATAAAATCACACACTTCATCGAAGTTATCTACTTTAAGCTGAATAGCTTCGATTACTACTGGTTTCTTTCTGTACTTCATTTCTCAAATTCTTCTTTTAATCGTTTCTCCGCATATAGAGCGGCACCACTCAAAACTTCAAATCCTTTAGATTCCACGAATGAAGCGTATTCCGCTTCGTTTTTCAGCGTCAAACCGTCTTTATCGACATCGTAATCATTGGACGTTCTCAGAGTGAGCGTGTGGTCTTGATAATTGCCGTGTTCCTCTGCGTACTTCACGGATTCATCGCCCACATCAATCATTTTCTTCTCGACTTCCCATTCTCCTTCATCGAAAAAGGAATCGACATCGGAAAAATCGAAATCTACGTTCATTATAGTTTCAATCCGTCAGCGGTTGGCTCGATTTTATCACCACTTGAAGGGTCTTTGCTCGAAGGGTAAGGATTTTCCTCGTTAAGACGTTTCAAATCCATTCCAAGCCACATTACACCTTCTTGCAATTTCGTAATCGCAAGGCTTCTTTCCCTGCTCGGAGGCAGATTCTTTATTTCTTGAATCTTCTCGTCAATATCCTTTCTCAGTTGCTTGTTTGCAACAACTTCTTCTGTTCTTGTCATATCCAAATTTCTGAATAATTAAAATAATTGGTTGCTTTTACTACGTAAACCTCGCCTTGACCTCTCATGTTCTCACCATCCATACAGCGGACTTCATCCCCTGCCTGAATGGTGATTCTCTTCTCACATACTACATGATAATTAGGACGATACACAGAGCCGTTATCGGATGAAAACTCTTTGGTAGTGTTATCATCACAACGGCACTTACATACATCCTGCCAGCTTTCACCGCCAGTACCGGGAATGGGTCTGCCAAACTCATCCTTTTCCATAGGGGTGATAACCTTTACCTGCAATATGTGTGGAGCGAATATCACAAGAAAGTGCATTTGGGTTTGTTGCTTAATTCGTCTTTCAATCCGTACTTCTTGCACAGGAATGAATAGTAGTCCTTGATACCTTGAATGTTCCAAGACATCGAGAAACCGCTTTCACTGATTGAAGTGGCACGAAGCGATAGAGAGGGGATGAACTTCGCAATCGCCACGAAGACACGACCGTAACAATCCTCGTTCATCTCGTCCTCTCCGCTTATCTCCGCATTCAGACACATATCCAAAAGGTCAGCTTCCGACAAGTTAATGCCGAAAGACTGGAACTTCTGTGATATGTATTCGTTTATCGTCATATTAATATGGTGTAACCAGTTTACTATATGCGGTATAGCTATAATGCGTGCAATACTTTGATTTATAGATGTATCTGAACGGGCATTTGGGAACATTAATTCGTATCCCTTGAATAGCCATTCCCTCTTTTATCGAACACATCATAGCCGGGTTATTTGCAACCAAAAACACGGGATGCGTCATGGTCGGTACAACACAATCAGCCAGAGCCGTTTCCAAAGTGATAAACTGAATATCTGGCAGACCAACATCAACCGATGGATTCACGTATTCACACTTAGAAGATTCCACACTTGATGCCTGCACGCTCAACGAAACCAAAGACATCATTAAAAAGCCACACATGGCAAAAATAAAATTCTTCATTTCTTTTCTGATTTATAAAATTAGACAATGGAAGGGTAGAAGCACTACCCTATCCT